ATATGTAACGTCTTAATCCACCTTTCATTGAGTCGATAGCAAGCATACCCTCCTGGATAGTCTTCACGCTTAATCTATGCTTCTCTCCGAAAAGTTTAGCTAATTGTCCTTTGAATAATAAAGTTTTCATGTAGTTGGTTCCAAAATATAGTGTTCTTTGTCTGGATATGATACGATTAAATATGGTATACCTAACGCATTACAATTATCTATATCATGCTGACTTGGGTGACAATCTTCTTCGTAGTGACTATGGACTACATATAATATTTTTGAAATTGCTTGATATGTTGCGAAAGCTAATCCGTCCATTTTAAAGTCATCTTTAAATTCAGAAATATTTTCCATGCGAATATATCGTTTGTCGTTACCATCTTGTATAACAAGTCCACAACACTCACGCGGGGCTTCTTGTTCTGCATGATTAAATATTGAATCAAACATTAATTAAATCTCCTTGCTGCTGGGAACCCTCCAAAAGGGTAAGTTTTATTGTTATTAATTGAAGTAGAATTAGTTGAGTTGTCTCCAGATATTTTACTTGCTGCAAATCTCATTTTACATCCTATAGTTGTTTTACTACAAGAGTCTCCTTTTTCCCAAAAATCATTTGTATCGCTAGGAGTTTCGTCTTTGCTTGGTTTTACTGCTTTCCATAATTCTACTTTGCCGTTGTTTTCATGTCCACTAGTAGCGTTTGTAAATCTTACATAACTATTATGTCTATCATCACTATATACATGATAATCTAGAGAGTTATTATAATCAGAGTATATTCGTATTCTATTAAAGTTTACATTTGTGTCGTTAGGAGTTCCTGGATTAGAACTGCTTGTAGTTGCCTGCCAATAATTATTTACAGTTACACTACTTGATGTTCCATCAGGATTACTCCTTGCTAATACTTGCGTTGTTTTATAATAAGTGTTTTTATTAATAGCACCAGAAGAATATGTAGTAAAAGTAACTCCTGAATCTATTACGTATTCATCGTCCATATTTACATAAGCAACATGGTTTGCGCTTCCCGCAGGTTTACTCTCGACATCCCAAACACACCCAGACTGCGCTCTTTTATATGCTGGTAAATGTCTGGAAGCACCTTGATATTTAAAAGAACATCTATTTGCATGAACAACTCTAGCTGGTATCTTCACATTCTCTAAATCAAATGGTGATACAAGCTCTAATTCTATAGAAAATCTTGTTCTTGTTTTTATTCTGTCTACATAAAATACTTGTCTAGGAAATTCTACAGGTGGAGTAACACTATTTCCTGTGCCATCGTCTAAGTACTTTGCTAATGTAGTTCTACGTACTACTTTTAATCCTAGCAATGTTTGATAATCAAAATTACCTACAGCATTACTTAAAGTATTAGTAACATTTGCCATTACTATAGTAGGTCTTGGTATAGCGCCATCATTTTTTGATTCAAACCCATCTGCTTGAACAGGCATAGGTACATATGTTCTAATAGTGCCGTTTGAATCATAATCTCTCATTTTAACACTTGATAAATCATTTTCTATTTGATTTGTAAAGTAGAAAAAGTTACCTTTAGTAACTTCTAATTCAAACAGGTGCACTATAGCATCTGTTATTTCTAATTTTTGTAAATCTTCTACTATCGGTTTGTCTGCCATTATGCCTCGTATACTCTTTTAAGTGTTGCTGTTAAACTGTAGTAATCATCATAATTGTAAGTTACACTCCAATTACTGCATACTACTTTGATTGTTTTTTCATTTCCTGACTCATTTGAATCAGCGTAAGTAAAATTAAATTTTGTTATTCCTGCCTTTGTTTCAAAAAATGCTTCTATATCATCTATTTCATCTTTTGGTCTAGTTGCAAAATTCACAGAAATTTCTTCTGTCATAGGATTCAGTCCTCTAGAAGCTCTTTGTTGATAGCCATCTCCGAATGATACTTCATATACTTGAGGATTTCTTTTTACACTAAAGCCTTTATCGGGATTTACAACTCCCAGTGTTCCTCCTACATCAAATCCTAATGCCATATTATGCTCCTAAAAGTCCGCCTTGTCTTTGTTCTTTTTCTAGTACTTGGTAAACAGCTTGATTAATTGCTACACCAAGTGCTTTTGCTTCTTCTCTATCTGATACTGTTTCTGTAGTACCTTCTGCCATGTTTACGTTGATAGACACATTATTAGTTCCACCAGCGCCTGCGCCCATATCTACAGGTATACTTCTTCCATTTGGTAGTGGTACTACTGCTTCTCTACCGTGTAGTACTGCAGGATATCCTGCTGTAGGACCGCTTGCCACACCACCATCTGAGTAAGAACGTCCATGTTTTGACATAATGCCACCTTGTCTTGCTCCTCCTCCAATAAACGCTGAGAACATTGCACCAAGCCCTTTACCTTTTTGTTCCATCATTAAATTGACTCTTTGCATGAGTGCATTTGCCATTTGTAGTTTTGCAACAACAGTCATAACTTTAGCAGTGGCTTCGTCTTTTCCTGCTACTGCTCCTAATAAGCCAATAGTTCCGCCAAATTGGTTTAAATTTTCGGAGAATTCATCTCCAAATAAACCTTTAACTTCTTTAGCTGTTCCATCATCGCCGTTGCCTACTTTTCCATAATCGTCATCAAATAATGTATCGCCATCAGTCAGTTTATTATAACTACCATCATCTATTTTATCTACTCTTTGTTGATTTACGTTTTGCAACTGATTTATTTCTTCGCCTTTTACTCCTATAGTTGTATTTAATCCGTCAATTTCTTTATCTAAATTATCTATTTCTTTTTGGACTGAAATAACACTAGTTACTAAACTTTTTGAAAAATCATCTTCAAATTTATCTACTTTCTTTTGTAAGTACCCTGATTGTCCTTCTAAAAATGTTTTGTTGGTAGTTAATACTTCATTAATGGTTTTGTTACCATTGTAGTTTATTCCATTGTGGCTAAATAATTTAGTATTTCCGCTTTCTCCACTATTTACTCTTGCTTGTAATTCTGCTGTACTTCTATTAACTCTTTCTATTGATGCTAAGTGGGATCTTATTGCATCTGCTGTCCTATCCTTAGCATTATCAATTGCATATTCTGTTAGTTCTTTTTGTCCTGCGTCTGATTTGATAAATGCAGGTATTTTGTCTTTATGGTCTTTTCTTTTTAGAATATCCATTTTGGCAGTTTTCTTACTTCTTAAGTCTTGTGCTATTGAAACCTCTTTTTTTGCTACTCCTATTTGTGCATTATTCTGTCTTATCTGTAGTTGTTCTAAAGCACCTGTCATACCATTAGCAACTCTAGCTATTGCGTATGAATGTTCTAATCCCCCTTCTACAATTTTTTCTTTTACTAGATTGGCATGATATGTTCCTGCTTTATTTATTTCTTCCGCCACATCTTTTGGTTTCAAAAAGTCTGGTATTACATCATCTAAAAATTGTTTTGCTAATGCGTCTCCGATTGCATTTGATAAAGTATTTTTTAAGTTTTCACCTAATTTATCAAAAGCGCCATCTTCTCCTCTTATAGCAGCACCAATCCCTTTACCAAAATCAGTATATAAATCAGTAAATATTTTATTATAGGTACTAAAGAAATTATCTGCCATCAATCCTGCCATAGTTACTTGCATTTTTTGTACTTCTAAAGTTTCTTTTGCAAGTTCTAGTTGTTGTTGTAGACCTCTTAAAACTACTGAATCTTTGTCTAATTTTGCTGATTGTATTTTTAATTGTAATTCATCTATAGCATGTTCTTGTTTTTTTAATTTTAAAAGTTCTTTTGCATGTTTAAGCTGTTCTGCATTGCTTCCTGCTCCTCCTAGAGCAATGGTTATTGCTTCTTTCTTCATTTTAAGGTCTAGCATTTGTAATGCAATTGTTCTTTCTTGTATTTTTGTGTAATATTCTAAGTTTGCACTTGCTAATTCAAAGCCTTCTTTACCTTCTTTGCCTACTTCTTTATATGCTTTTGCTTGTGACTGTAATAGTGTCAAAAGATTCTGATAAGGAACTTTAGGTAAACTCTGAACAAGTCTATTTTGCTCTTTTATTAGCTCACCTTCCACTTCCCGTAATTGTTTTACTGCAGCTCCTTGAGTATTTATTGCTGTAGTTAATTTTTCTAGCTCTTCTACTTGGCCTTTTGTTAAAGTTTTTGTATATCTAAGGCTATCTGCAAATTCTTGAAATCTACTGTCTAATCGTCCTAAATTATCAAAGGTTTTAAGTAATTCAGCACCCATTTCGTCGAATTTATCGGGGTCTAAAGATTTGTTATTTTCTAATAATTGAAAATTTGATACTACTTTATCTATACTAGCACTAGATACTGCTTCTGATAAATGTTGTATTCTTTCTAGTGCATCTTCTAATAAACCTCTTTGTACTACATCACCCATTTTTTGTAATTCTTTGTTTAGAGTTTCTAAAGAGCTTGTAGATTCATCTATTCTTTTATTAAAGTCGTCAACGTCACCTTGGTCAGGCCCAAAAAACTTATTATAAGCTGCTTTACCTGCTTGAAATATTAGGATTGCAATACCTACATAGGATAGAAAACTCATTATACCTGTTAGAGCCATAGTTACAGTTCTTGTTGCTGTAGCCATCGCACCCATAGCTCTTTGCCAGTGTATTTGCATTTGAGTAGTTCTTGTCATTACACTGTTTTTTACACCTTCAAAACTTAATATAATTTTTTGTTGAGCAACACTAGTTTTTCCTTGCATATCAGTAAGCATTGCGGTATACTTTGCTTTCATCTGTTCAGTCATTCCAGAAAATGCGCCCACACCTCTAGTTACTTGAGATTTGATAACACCGATTTGCTTATTTGTAAGTGCTTGTCCTGTCTTTAAGGCTTCTCCACTAGCCCCTCCTAATTTACTCGTATCTAATCCATCTTTACCCATTCTTTTCATAAATTTTTCTTGGGCTATAGGAGTTTTTGCTAGTTTTGCTCTTGCTGCTTGTAATGATTCTGTTTTTGTTCTTAATCGGTCTAATTGCTCTTGATGTGCTTGTGTTTGTTTAGCTTGTGTTATCAATAAGTCTTGGTGAGAAGGAATCACAGAAGATATAATTGTAGTAGCAAAAAGACCCATTGCAATGGCTGCTGCTGTAATATTGTTAGTAAAGAAGTCCGCCACTGGTTCTACTAGCATAGATATAAATGGTCTTATACTATCGATAGTTTTCTCAAAAGCAACTCCTAACTGTGCGATAGAGTTAGCTTGTGGTTCCATAATAGCATTGATTTTACCAAACTTTCTCTCTGCTTGGTCAAGTACTTCATTTACTACTGCTTGTGATTTTTGATAGATTGATAACTGGTTCTTATTTAAACCGAGAGACGCTGCATATTTTGTCGTTGCCTCTTCTAGTCTTAATACGATACCGAGTTCGTCTAATAATTCTGGTTCCGCTTTTGTAACACCTCTTACTAACCTGTTAAATGAATCAGTAACATCTCTACCAAGTGCCATTGACACAGTAAATGCGGCTTCTGATAGTTCTGTAAGTTGTCCTGCAGATAATCCTGCAGCTCTACCAATCGCACCTGCTTGTGCTGCATCTTTGAAGTTAATCATGTTTCGAGTAGCTGCTTGTAAATCATGTGCTAAAGATTTATAAGCAACACCAGTCGCAGCAGCAAATGCTAACTGTCCTTGGGTTAATACTCTATAGTCTGCGGATGTTTTCAGGAATCTGAATAGTGCGTCTACTGCAAAAAGGTTGGCTGCTAATGTTGCATAAGCAGGAACAAGGCCTCCAGTGATACCTTGAGATAATTTGGAAAAGTTTTTAGATGCGCCTGAAGAAGCATTGGCTGCTCCTTTTAACGAACGATCAGCACTGTGAGCAGTTTGCCCAACTTTGTTCATTGCACCTGCGGTTTTCTTAGCTTTTTGTTCTACTAATTTTAAACTACCATCATCACTAATGGTGAAACTAAGCTCTCCGCCTTTTATTTTTGCCATCTAATTTCCTGATTTAGCCTTTCTTTGGGCTGCCTTTTGTCTTTCCGACACTTTACTATTGATATAATTTGCGTTTCTATCTTCAATACATTTCAGAAAAAAGAGGACATGTTTTTTATCTTCGATTTCTAAAACGTCTAGTAGTGTTCCTAGGGGTGCTTGATCCTTGCCCATATACATACCTGACATACCATCCCATTGGTCATGTAAGTAGCTATGTAGCAAAAATGCCTGCTGAACTTCTAACGGATAGTCAGAATATTCGGGAGGCATCTTTTCGGGGTCAGGTTCTTCGCCTAACTGTTCACACACTGATAGATATTTATCTATATCGAGATATTTGTCTGAGAACTGTTTATCAAGTAGGTCAAGTATTAGTTCTACTTGACTTTGGTAAAATTTTCTAGTTCTCCTACAGTTTCAGAAACCCAGTTGTCGAAATCACCAGAGTTCTTCATAAGAAGTTCTGCGTTTTCGTCATTCCAGACAAGTTCGTCTTCAGGGTTTACATCACTTGTATCTACTAATAGAAGCTCTTCTAAGTATTTATACTTTAAGCCTTTCCAGCCTTTAATAAT